ATTAAAGCGAGATTCCGCCCACTGCGTGTGGGTGTGGTGTATGAAAACGAAATGGGGGTGAGCTGATGGTCAGAAAAGGATTAGGATTATGTGCTGCTTATGTAAAAACGTCGGAATATAAACAGCTGTATAAAGAACTTGTAGATGATCTGAAATCCCGCGGATTAGTCAGCCGCCCATACCTGGACAAGGTTGAGGAGTACATGAGTCTGTGGTGCCTGCGCAAAATGCTGGAGGAAGACATCGCCGCCCGGGGCGTCTATGTGGAATACCAGAACGGCGCCAACCAGCGGGGCACCACCGACAACAAAAGCGTGGAGAAGCTGGTGCGGGTATCGTCCCAAATGCTGAGCGTCTGGGCGGCCCTGGGATTCAAGGAACAGGCCGCCAGCGCCAAGCCGTCGGATGGTGATGACGATGAGTTGTAAGATCCCCGCAGAGGTACAAAACTATATCAACCTGGTGGAAACCGGGCCGCACCGCTGCTGTAAAGAGCAGCACAGCCTGGTGGCTTATATCCAAAAAGTTTTTGAAAGCGAGGAACTCTATGTAGATGAAGAACAGCTGCGGCACTACCTGAGCCTGGCAAAGTACTTCCCCTTCAAAAAGCTCTTTCCCTGGCAGGAGTTTTTGATCGCCTTGTGGGACTGCACCTACAAGGCCGACGGGACCCCGCGGTGGAAGACGCTGTTTTCCATGCTGGGGCGCGGCGCGGGCAAGGATGGGACCATCGCTTTTGATGCGTTTGCCGCGGTATCGCCTTACAACCCGGTGGGGCACTACGATGTGGACATCTGCGCCAACAACGAGGAGCAGGCCATGCGCCCGGTGTTGGACATCATCGAGACGCTGGAAACGCCGGGGACCGAGACAAAGCTGAACAAATTTTACTACCACACGAAAGAGGTCGTGCAGGGCCGCCGCAACAAAGGCTGCATCAAGGGGCGCACCAACAACCCCAAAGGCCGGGACGGCATGCGATCCGGCAAGACCATCTTCAATGAAGTTCACGCCTACCAGAACTACGATAACATCAAGGTTTTTATCACGGGACAGGGCAAGGTAGCGCAGCCACGCGTGGGGATCTTCACCTCCAACGGGGAAGTGAACGACGGTCCGCTGGATGACTATCTGGCTCGGGGCCGCCGCATTTTGTTTGAGGGGGAGCCTGACAATGGATTCTTGCCGTTTATCTGCTGCCTTGAATCGAAGGACCAGGTACACGATCCTGAAAACTGGTACATGGCGAACCCCTCCCTAGCTTATATGCCGCATCTGCTGCAGGAGATCGAGGATGAGTACCGGGACTGGTGCGACCACCCGGAACAGAACGCCGATTTTCTGACCAAGCGCATGGGCATCCGGGCGGGCTTCAAGGAAGTTTCCGTTACCGACTACGAGAAGGTGCTGGCAACCAAAAAGCCGCTGCCTGACCTGGCCGGATGGGCCTGCACGGTGGGGCTTGACTACGCTGAGTTGTCAGACTGGGCGGCGGTCAACCTGCATTTCCGGCGCGGGGAGAAACGGTACGACCTCAACCACGCCTGGATCTGTGCCCAGTCCAAGACACTGAGCCGGGTGAAAGCGCCCTGGCAGCAGTGGGCGCGGGACGGTATCGTGACTGTGGTGCAGGATGTGAGCATCAACCCCGACCTGCTGGCCCAGTATATCGCCGAGGCGGCCACTCGCTACAGCATCCGAATGATGGCGCTGGACCATTTCCGCTGGACTATGGTGGCCGAGGCAATGCGGCGCATCGGCTTTGACGCTGCCGACAAGAGCCGCGTGAAGCTGGTGCGGCCCTCCGACATCATGCAGGTGGACCCCATCATCCAGAACTGTTTTGACCGGGGGCTTTTCCACTGGGGCGACAACCCTTGCCTGCGGTGGGCGGTGAACAACACCAAGCGGGTGCGCAGCAGCCGCAGCGCCGGGGTGGACACCGGCAATTTCATCTATGCGAAAATCGAAGCCAAGAGCCGGAAAACCGACCCGTTTATGGCGCTGGTGGCGTCTATGGTCGTTGAGCCGGTTTTGGGCAACGGCCAGACCGTGAGCCTGCCGCCGGTGGGGGCGTTTATTTTTTGAGGTGAAATATGAAGCGGAAAACATTTCAAAAGCGGCTGATGGCCAAGGGCATCCAGCGGAATGAGGCCGCGTATCTTTCCAGCGAGATCTGCAAGACGCACTTCCCAAGGGGCACCTCCTACGCAATCGGCACTTGCATCCTGGCGCATGTCATGGCCCCGACGCAAGTGAGAATGGAAACATGCGAGTGGTATTATATCAATGCGTACAGTGAGACCTGCCCAGACGGGCCGGTTCTCCCCAACCTGTTTTTGCCCGTCGTTGTCGCTCTTCAGGCAGCGGAGCGGATGATCACAGAGACCGCGATCCGTCGCGCAGAGGATGCACATTTTTATGCCGACAACACCATTGCGTTGCAGGCAGACCCTAAACAATATCCTGACCTCGTGCAGTGTATTGCGCGGGGAAAGGACGTTTTGGATAGGTAGTAAAAATGCTGAAAGAAATCAACGGGAAAGTGTGGTTCTGCTGCCCGCAGTGCGGCAAGAAGATCCACCCGGTAGCGCCGGGCGCCCGGGGCGTGTACGTGGTGTGCAAGCAGCGCCGGGCCGACGGCAAGCGCTGCAACTGGCGCGGCGAGTGCTGCTGGCCGAAAGACGCCGCCGTATGGAAGCCTGAATAAAACAAAATATTTCGTGAGCCTTTGAGCCTGTATTTTTCGGAATCGCCCGAAAAGTACAGGCTTTTTTTGTTGCCGCAAAGGGGGTGAAGTATGGCAATCAACTTTTTCAAATGGCTGGTCGAAAAAACCGCCAAAACAACCATCGTGGATTGCGCCGACCTCTTTTGTGCGGCGCAGGACTACCTTGTGCGCGACCTGTGCTTTCATGCGTGCGTTGACATGATAGCGAACGCAATCGGCCGCTGCGAGTTCCGCACCTACAAGCGCGGCAAGGAGGTTCGCGAACGTGAGTACTATATGCTCAACGTTGAGCCGAACACCAACCAGAACAGCACGGATTTTTGGCATAAGGTGATTTGGCAGTTGTACACGACCAACGAAGCCTTGATTATTTCCACGCGCTCGCGCACAGGCATTGAAGGTTTGGCGTGCGCCGATAGCTGGACGATGAACGGCGGATACCCGCAGCGGCAAAACGAATACACGAACGTCCAGGTGGGCGAAATGAGCTACACCAAGACATTCCGCGAAAATGACGTTATCCACCTGCGGCTGAACGCCAAAGACATCCGACCGGTGCTTAACGCAATGGCCGCCAGCTACGCAAACTTGCTGAACGCCGCGCAGACGTTCTACACGACCAGAAACGGCGCGCACCTAAAGCTGCATATCTCGACCATTGAATCACAAAAAGAGGGATTCAAGGAAGCGCTGGCCGCGCGAATCCAGCAGGAAGTCGTGCCCTATCTGAAAAGCGCCACCGGCATTTTGCCGGAGTTTGACGGGTACGACTACACCGTGCAGGAATTTGGCGGCGGTAGCGGGGCGACGTCTGACGAAATCCGCAAGCTTGTGGAAGATGTGTTCAACATGACGGCACGGGCGTTCGGCATCCCGTCAGTGCTCATCAACGGCTCGGTGGAAGGGACGGCGGATGCCAACAAGCGGTTCTTGACCTATGTTATCGACCCGCTGTGCGACCAAATCCAGGAAGAGATCAACCGCAAGCGCTACGGTTACGAGGCATGGCAGGAAGGAAGCTATGTCCGAGTAGACAGCAGTAGCATCATTCATTTCGACATCTTCGAGAACGCGGCAAACATCGAAAAGGTCGTTGGCAGCGGCATTTTCTCGCTGAACGATGTGTTGCGGGCAGCGAATCAAGAACCCATCCCGGAAGAGTGGGCTGACCGCCACTATATGACGCTGAACATAACCGAGATGGGGACACAGACAAGAGCACTGGAAGGGGGGTGAAACAGATGAAAAACAAGCAGTTTTTTGCGATCCAGCAGCTGGACCGCGGCGCCGACATCTACATCTTCGGGGATATTGTCAGCTATCCATGGACCGAACATGGTGAGGCGTCCGGCATGAGCATCGTGAACCAGATCAAAAACCTGGACGTGGACGAGATCCGCGTACACATCGACAGCTACGGCGGGTCGGTATCGGAGGGGTGGGCGATCTACAACGCCCTGCGGCAGCACCCGGCCAAGATCGTCGCCTACGGCGACGGCTTTGTGGCCAGCGCAGCCCTTTTCCCCTTCCTGGCCGGGGATGAGCGCATCGCTTCCAGCCTGAGCGCCTACTACTTCCACCAGGTGATGATTTCGGCCAGCGGCTACGCCGACGACTTGCGGGCGGCCGCCGATGAGGCGGAAAAAATGACCGAGATCGGCATCAACGCCTTTGTGGAGCGCACGGGTATGGACGCCGACCAGGTGCGGCAGCTGATGCAGGCCGAGACCTGGATGACGCCCGCTCAGGCCCTGGACTGCGGGCTGGCAACTTCCATCACCACCGATGGGGCGCTGCCTATCGCTCAGGATGCAAAACGGGCTGTCATGCAGCGGGTGCTGAACCCGCCCGATGAAACCAAACCCGAAGAAAAACCCAAAGAAGAGCCTGCCGAAAAAACCTTAATGCAGGCCCTTGCAGAAATCATCTGAAGGAGGCAAAAAGATGAAAAGCAATGACATGAAAATGACCGTGCAGCAGGCGCGGCAGGAAGCCCGCCAGAAAATGGTGGAGGCGCTGAAGAACAACGACAGCGAGGCGTACAGCGAGGCGTTCGACCAGATGTTCGAGGCCATCGCGCAGGGAGTCCGCGAAGAGTACGACCAGAAGCTGGAGGATATGCGCGAGAGCCGCGATGCCCAGGTGCTGGCCGCGCGCGGCGTCCGCCAGCTGACCAGCAAGGAGCGCGACTACTACCAGAAGCTGGCCGAGTGCATGAAAGCCGCCGACGTCAAGCAGGCGCTTGTCAACGCTGACCTGGCTATGCCCAAGACCATCATGAACGCCGTGTTTGACGAGCTGCAGACCAGCCATCCGCTGCTGTCGCACATCCAGTTCCTGCCGACCGGCGGCGTGGTCGAAATGCTGATGAGCCAGAACGGCCAGCAGTCCGCCCTGTGGGGCAAGCTGTGCGACCCCATCGTGCAGGAACTTCTGGCGGGCTTCACGGTCGTGGACATGACCCTCAAAAAGCTGTCGACGTTCATCCCCGTGTGCAAGGCCATGCTGGAACTTGGCCCCGAGTGGCTTGACAGCTTTGTCCGCCAGGTGCTGTATGAGGCGCTGGCAAACGGCCTTGAGGTCGGCTGCGTTACCGGTGACGGCAAGGACGGCCCCATCGGCATGAACCGCCAGGTTGGCGAGGGCGTTTCTGTGACGGACGGCGCGTACCCGGAGAAATCGCAGATTGAGGTGGATTCCTTCGACCCCGCCACCATCGGCAACCTGCTGTCCATGCTGGCCGTTGACCCGGCGGGTAAGCCGCGCATCCTGCGCGACGTTATCCTTGTTGTCAACCCGCAGGACTACTACCAGCTGGTGATGCCCGCCACTACCATCATGGGCGGCGACGGCACCTACCGCAACAATATCCTCCCCTACCCCATTACCATCATCCCCAGCATCGCGCTGACCAATCGCGGCGACGCCATCATCGGCATCGGCTACAAGTACTTTGCCGGTGCCGGTATGCAGCGCGAGGGCCGCATCGAGTACAGCGACCACTACCACTTTTTGGAGGATGAGCGCGTCTACCTCATCAAGCTGTACGCGAACGGCTTCCCGATGGACAACAACGCGTTCCTGCGCCTGAACATCGCCAACCTGCGCCCGGCCACCCTGCAGGTGACCACGCTGACCCCGCCCGCCGCGTCCGACAATGACGACCTGGCGAGCCTGCGCCTGGGTGCGCTGACCCTGTCCCCGGCGTTCGCGGCTGCTACTCTCAACTATACAGCCAGCACCACCAACGCCAGCAACACCATCATGGCGATTCCGGCCGACGCTGGCGCAACTATCGAAATCACCAACACGCATGATACCGACCAGACCGATACCTACAGCAACGGCGCGGCCATCAAGTGGGCGAACGGCACCAACACCGTCAAGGTCAAGGTCACCGCTGCCAACGGCACCGCTACCCAGACCTATACCGTGACCGTCACGGCCACGCTGGGCTGATGATCCCGCGGGATAACGTGCCGCCCAAGCTGCTGGCGGATGTAAAAAACTACCTCAACATCACGTGGGATGACGAGGCTACCGATGCCAAAATAAACGGGCTGATCGCCTCGGCCGCCGCCTACCTGGACGGCAAGCTGGGCGGCCAGCCCGACTACGAGGCGGACGGCATGGCCCGCACCCTGCTGATGGAGTATGTGCGCTATGCGCGGGACAGTGCTCTGGATGTGTTTGAGAGCAACTATCTTGCGCTGATCCTGACGGCGCAAAACGAAAGCCTGGTGATGCAGAATGCCGTGGAAAGCGCCCTACAGGCCCAGGACTGAAAACGGGGTCACGCAAAATTTTTGCGACGGCGTGGTGAAGATCTACACCGTGACCAACAGCGCGCAGCCGGGCTACCAGCCCAAACCGCAAACTGCGCTGAAATGCAAGCTGCGGTATGAGGAACAGCGGCTTGGCATCCAGCGGTATTACAGCGGGCGGCAAAACCAAGTCGAGATCGAGCGCGTCTTGCGGGTGCCGCGCTACGGCGGCATCACAAACCAGGACGTGGCCGTGACCGAAGACGGGCGGCAGTTCAGAATCGACATGGTGCAGAACGTCACAGACGTCTACCCGGCAAGCCTTGACATAACGCTGGCGAAAATCGAGCAGGAAATCGAGGTGAGCGCGCTGTGAAATGGTACGAAAGAATCATCGCGGCGCACACCGCCGTCACGGATGCTGTGAGCCATTGCGAACGGCTGAAATCCGACCGCTATTTTGTGTGGCAGGAGGACAGCCGAAACGACTTTGAAGCGGACGGCCAGCACGGCGAAAAAGCCGTAGAGGGCACGACCGACCTGTACACCAAGCAGGAGTTTGACCCGTGGGCGGATGCATTTGAAACCGCTTTGGACGCAGATGGAACAATAGCCTGGCGACTGAACTCCGTGCAGTATGAAGAGGACACGGGCTTCCACCACTACGAATGGGTGTGGCAAGTGCCGATGGGGGCGTGAAATGGCAAAGGCAAAGTTTACAATGCATGATTTCGACTATATCCTTTCCAGGATTTCTGGCATGTCAACGGACTTGGCTAAGGCGGGGCTATATGCGGCTGCCGGTGTCTACGCCGACGCGGTGCGGCAACGGCTGAACGGGCTCCCTGCTGTAAGTGATACTTATAACATAATCGCCTACCGTGAGGGCAAGCCTGGGCGCCTGTCCGAGGAACAAAAAGCCGGATTACAAGCGGGCTTAGGCATCACACCCATGAGGAACAAGGGCGGCGCCTGGAATCTGCGGATTGGATTTCATGGGTATAACGGCGTAGCAACCGATAAATGGTTTCACGGCCAGCCCAACATCATGATCGCCGCCATGACCGAGCACGGCTCCAGCACCTTTGAAAAGCAACCTTTTATAAGGCCGGCACGAGAGCAGTCCAATGAGGCCGCCCTGAGGGCGGCAGAGGCGGCAATCGCAGAGCTAATAAAAAAGACAACAAAGTAAGGAGGATAACGCATGGTTACAACCGGCTTTTCCAAGCCCTATGTGGCAAAGTACAGCAACACCGGGGCGAGTGTGACCTATTCCGGCGGCATGTCCCTGGGGCGCGGTGTGAGCATGTCCCTTGAGGTGGAGACCGCCGACGACAACAACTTTTATGCGGACAACGTACTGGCTGAGACCGAGACCGGCACCTTTACCAGCGGAACCGCGACCATTACGGTGGATGGCTTGACCAATGAGGCCGCCACTCTGATCCTGGGCCTGCCCGCGCCGACCTCTTTTTCCTATGGGGATAGCCAGAGCGTCCAGATGCAGGGCTATGGCGCGATGAATCCGCCCTATGTGGGCTATGGGTGCGTGTGGATGACTCAGATGGAGGGCGTCACCAAGTGGTGGCCCGTCATCCTGCCCAAAGTTAAATTTGGGATTCCGTCCCAGGACATGGCGACCAAAGAGGATCAGATCGACTGGCAGACCCAGGAGCTGACGGCCACCATCCAGCGGGATGATACCACCGCCGCCAACTGGAAGGTCATCTCCGCTGAGGGCATGGACAGCGAAGCGGAGGCCTTTGCCGTCGTGCAGGCCTATTTTGGAGGTGAATCAACCTAATGGATGCAGTTATCCTTGGTAAGAGTTACCCCATGGCCTACACCGTTCTGGCCCAGGATATGATTGCCAAACGGTATGGCAGCCTGGAGGCGGTCGAGCAGACCGTGAGCGCGGGCGGTGCCGCCGCCCAGGTGGAGAACGTTGTAATCATGGCCCACGCCATGATGGTGGCCGCCGTGCAGCGGGAGCGGGTTATGGCGAAGATCAGCGGCATCGAGTGTGACTTGCCTGATCCGCCCACCGTTGAAGAGATGGAGGCAGTCCTGCTGGCCTCTGATCTGAGCGAACTTGCAAAGGCGGTGACCGAGACCATCAAGGAGGGCGCTGCGGTCACTGTCGAGGTGCAGGAAAAAAAAGAAAAGGCCGCGCGGTAAAACTCAACACCGCGTGGCTTAAATTTTACGGTCTCCGCACGGGCTTGTCCTATGCGGAGACCCTTTCATCCACCCCCGGGGAGATCGCGGACTTTATCGCCTGTCACGCCATTGAGAGCGGGGCGAAGCAAAAGAACCGGGTCTCCACCGAGGACGCCCTGCTGAAAGTGAGGTGACACCATGGCCGAAGAGGTGGGAATCCGACTGACGGCAAGCGGGGAATCTGAGTTTACGCGCAGCCTGCGCACGATTACACAGGTCAGCCGGGAGCTATCGTCCGAGCTGAAAGCGGTGACTTCTGCATTTGACAGCAACGACAAGTCCATGGGCAAGCTGGCCGCCCAGGCCGGTGTGCTGACCAAGCAAATCGACAACCAAAAGGCCCGGGTAGACCTGCTGACCAAATCACTGGCGGATGAGGAAAAGCTACAGGAGGAATTGCGCCAGGCGGCGATTCAGGCGGCCCAAGCCTACGGGGAGAACTCCGTGGAGGCGGCCAAAGCGGCTCAGGCCTATGACAAGCAGAGCACAGCGGTCAGCAAGGCCAGGACAAATGTCAACAACGCCACCGCCGCTCTGAACAAGATGGAGGCCCAACTGGCCTCCATCCGGTCGGATATGACCCAGACCGACAGCGCCACCGACCGGCTGACATCGACCATCTCCGAGCAGCAGCAAGCGCTGGATACCGTTAAAAGGGCCTACTCGGACGCCGTTATCCAGTACGGCAAGAATTCCAAAGAGGCGAAAGCGCTTGCCGCCCAGATCAGCAGCTTGTCCGGTGATCTGAAAAAGAGCAGGACACAGCTGCAAGGTGCATCGGATGCGGCGGACGAGCTGGACAAAAGCTTGGAAGATACCGGGGATTCCGCGAAGAAAAGCTCAGATGGGTTCACCGTCATGAAGGGCGCTCTGTCGAATCTAGTTTCCGGCGCCATTCAAGGTGCACTATCAGCTATCGGGGATCTGGTATCTTCGCTGTTTGATCTCTCAGAGGCTACTAGAGAGTATCGCACCATGCAGGCCACGATTGCAAGCTCTGCGAACTCTTTCGGCTACTCTGTTGAGTACGCAAAAGAGCAGTACGCCGAATTTTACAGTTATCTGGGCGACGACCAAATGGCGACGAATGCCATTACCAATCTTTTGGGTATGCAGGTGTCCGTTGATACGGTAAGTGCATCGGCAAGAGCCGCCATCGCCGTATGGTCGGCCTATGGCGACTCTATCCCAATCGAAAGCCTGACTGAGAGCATCAACGAGTCCGCCCAGGTCGCCCAGGTGACCGGCGTACTGGCCGACGCGCTGAACTGGGCCGGAATCTCTGAGGACGACTTCAACTTTAAGCTGCAAGAGCTGGCCACAACACAGGAGCGGGCAGACCTTATTGCCAACGCTCTGAATGATACCTACGGCGACAGCCTGGGCATCTACGATGAGATGACCGAGAGCATGCGGGAGGCCAATGAGGCCCAACTTCGCCTAAAAGATGCGCAGGCAGAGCTGGGCGAGGCTATGGAGCCGATCAACACCGCCATCATGAACATCAAGTCCAGCATCCTGGAGGCGCTGGCCCCGGCCATTGACACCATTTCCGGGAAGTTTACTGATTGGGCGGAGAGCGTGGACTGGGAAGCGTTCACGGGACGGCTTGTAGAGGCGATCCAATCCTTGGCCGATTGGCTGACAGGCGTAGATTTAACGGAGGCTCTCGATGGAGTGCTTACCGGAATCGAAACAATGGCAACCGTTTTTTCCTGGATGATTGATAACTATCAGTGGGTGGTTGGCGCTATTGTAGCAATCACTGCCGCAGTTGGGGCGCTTAATATAGTTCTGACTGCAAATCCGATCGGATTGATTTTAGCTCTTGTGGAGCTGTTGATATATGCAATCATCAAAGTCGTACAGAATTTTGATCAGATAAAAACGGCGGTCGGAAATGCTTTTTCAGCAGTTGGGGAATTCTTCTCCGGCGTTGGTGATAAGGTCATGAGCGTCTTTAACGCAGTCGGCGATGCGGTACAAGGCGTAATTGACTGGATCACAAATGCAATCGCAACGGTTTCCGTTTGGTTTGCAGAACGTTTCCTGGAAATGCAGGAGAAATCCACCGCTGTCCTCAAGGCAATCGGTGGCTTTTTTGGAAATATTTTCGATGGAATCAAAAATACAATTACCAATGTATCTGTATGGTTCGCGGAGCGTTTTCTTGCGGCAAAAAATACTGTAAATAATGCTATCCAGTCTGTTGGGAATTTCTTCTCCAATATTTTTAGTGGTATCCGCAATACAGCATCCACAGTGGCGAGCAGCATTTCCAGCGGTTTTTCCACCGCTTTCAATGCGGTTAAGGGCGCGATAGATTCCGTGGGCGGCTTCTTTTCAAATCTTTGGGGAAATATCACCAGCGGCTTCACCAGCGTTATCAACAAGGCGAAAAGTTGGGGCCGGGATATGATCCAGGGATTTATCGATGGTATCAACTCGATGATCTCCAAGGTCACGTCGGCAGTCAGTAACATCGGGAAAAGGATCGCCAACTTCCTGCACTTCTCCCGCCCGGATGAAGGGCCGCTTCGAAACTATGAGACGTGGATGCCGGACTTCATGGCCGGGCTCGCCAAAGGAATCCGGGACAATGCCTATCTTGTAGAGGATGCAATCGGCGCGGTTTCTGCCGGTATGACTGTCACCGTCCCCGGATCTCAGGCAAGCACCACAAACTACGGAGGATTTAATATCACCGTCAATGCTGCGCCCGGCCAGGATGCCAACGCAATCGCCGATGCGGTCATGCGCAAAATCCAGCATCAAGTCACACAGAGAGGGGCGGTGTTTGCGTGAAATCCTTTTTTCGGTTTGCTGGTGGGCTAAGCCTGGACTACGGCATTGTGATCGAGGAATACCCAGAGTACCACACCGCCCAGCGGGTTATCGAGACCCAGACCGTCCCGGGCCGTAGCGGGAACCTTGTCTTTGATACTGGCGCCTATGGCAACGTGGAGCAGGAATACACGGTATACCTCAAGGCAAAGCCCAACACCCTGCATCAAGCCGCCCGCAGGGCCGCCATATGGCTCCAGTCTCCGCGTGGATATCAGGTGTTGGAGGACAGCTATGATCCGGAGGTGTTCCGCAAGGCTGTTTTCACGGGGCCGTTGGAACTATCTAACTGGTTTGAGCGATACGGGCGGGCCACCGTTACCTTCGATTGCCTTCCACAGCGCTGGCACAAGTCCGGCCAGATTGCCCAGTCCATTACCTCCGGGGATGTACTCTACAACCCGGGAGAGGTGGCCCTGCCGGAAATCGAGATCACTGGCAGCGGATCTGGGGAAATCATTGTCGGCTCCAGCACCGTCTCCATTTCATCCATCCCCGCCCCTGGGCTCGTCATCGACAGCGAGTCCCAGGATGCCTATAGCGAAAACGAGAATGCCAATGGCCTGATTACTGTGGTGGGCGGGTTCCCAGCCCTCCAGCCCGGCTCGAACAAAATTTCTTTCAGCGGCGGAATTACCGCCATCAAACTCACTCCGAGGTGGTGGACACTATGATCCCTTTACTTTTTCCATCCAATGCTACCACATTCACCACGCAGGGGCTTGGCGCTCTAACGGACGCTATCTCCTGCACGGTCACAGAAGAGCGGAATGGGGTCTATGAGCTGGAGATGCAGTATCCGGCCAATGGTATTCATGCGAAGGATATTTCCACCCGCTCCATCATTACCGCTATCCCGTCCCCGTATCGTGATCCGCAGCCATTCCGGGTTTACCAGATCGACACCCCGATTGACGGGGTGGTGACCATCTACGCTCAGCATATCTCCTATGACTTGTCCGGTATCCCGGTCAATCCCTTTTCGGCCAATTCCACCGCCCTAGCCCTGGCCGGCCTGAAAACCAACGCGGCGGTGAACAACCCGTTCAGCTTCGGCACCGACATTAATGGCACATCTACTTTTTCCATCTCCGTCCCCACCGCCGCCCGATCTTGCCTGGGCGGGGTGGACGGCTCCATCCTTGACCGGTACGGCGGTGAATATGAGTTCGACGGGATGACCGTCTATCTCCACTCACAGAGGGGCAAGGATAGCGGGGTAACCATCCGGTATGGCAAGAACCTAACCGACCTTTCCCAGACGGTCAGCAGTGAAAGTACCGTGACGGGCGTACTGCCCTACTGGTACGACGAGCAGAGCGGCGCGTTGGTCAGCGGCGGTGTTGTGTCTGCCGGTACCTATGATTACACCCGTGTCATCCCGCTGGACATGTCCCAGGACTTCGAGGTACAACCCTCTGCGGCTGACCTCCAGAGCGCTGCCCAGTCTTACATAGAGCGCAACGGCCTGGACACTATCTCCCTGAGCCTGGACGTGAGCTTTGTCCAGCTGGAGCAAATGTCAGGCTATGAGGACTTGCGCCTGCTGGAACAGTGCGACCTCTGCGACACGGTCACCGTACAGTATGAGCCGCTGGGCGTGGATGTTACGGCAAAAATCGTCTCGGTGGAGACCGACGTGCTGCTGGAGCGCTACAACAAGGTCACCGTGGGCAGCATCGCCGCCAACATCGCCCAGACCATCAGCAATCAGCAGCAGGAGATCGAGCAGGCTCCGACTACCTCTGCCATGCTCCAGGCCATCGGCAACGCCACCAACCTGATAACCGGCAACGTGGGCGGATATGTGGTACTCCACAAAAATTCTGCCGGGCAGCCCTATGAAATCCTCATCATGGATACCCAGGACATCACCACTGCCCAGAAGGTGTGGCGGTGGAATTCTGCCGGCCTGGGCTACTCCAGAACGGGGTACAACGGCCCCTATGGAACTGCCATTACCATGGATGGATCCATTGTTGCAGATTATATCACCACCGGAACCCTGACGGCCAATCTCATCAAAACTGGAACGATGTTGGCCGATCGCATCATGGGTGGTACGCTGACTCTGGGTGGTGCTAACAACGGTAGCGGCGTGATGAAACTCTACAATGAGAGCGGAACTCTGATTGCAACGCTTGATCGCACCGGGCTTACATTTGCCGGGCCCGACTACCAAACCGAAATGGAGGATGGCTTCATCACTATTCGGGCCCTCACAGGCTCCTATCGAACAGTCCTTACGCCATCCGATATCAGGATTATGGACGGCTCCCGGATTGCATCCTGGATGACGAACGCCTCAATCCAGCTGACTAATACAACTCCGGAAGCTACGGTGCAAATTAACGGCAACACTGGCGACGCCCATTTTGCCGGAACGGTAACGCAAGGAAGTGATCGCCGCCTAAAAGATCATATCAAGCCCCTTCCGGATGATCTGATTGATGCTCTTATGGCGCTCAAGCCGAAAACCTACAGGCTAAAGGCCGGTGGGAAAAAGGCGTTCGGCTTTGTGGCTCAGGATGTGCAGCATACTCAGCTGTCCGACGCTCTTGTCCAGGAAACTGAGAGCGGTATGCTCCACCTGGATTATACCAGCCTACACGCTCTGGAGGTTGCAGCCCTCCAACGGATGCGTGGAGAAATTGAAGCCCTCAAATTTGAAATAAAAGCGATGAAAGGGGAGAAAACATGAATTCGGATACCTATATTGTTGTATCTGTAACTCAAATGCAAACGCCGCTGAAAGTCCCGGCGGTACAGGGCGACACCGGGCGGCGGATCACAATGGTATTCTCCGACCTTATCATACCCAGCGGGGCGGCAGCCGCCATCTATGTACGCAAGAGCGACGGGGAAATTTACAACAGCGGAACCGTTGGCACTGCGGACAACCTATCCACCGCCACCTTTGAGCTGACCACCGCCGCTTTGGAAGAGGTTGGCGAAATTCCCGCCCAGGTGAGGATCACCGACGGGGAGGACATCATCACCAGTTTCCAGTTTGCCCTCTGTGTGCAGGAAAGCCTGATTGATTCCGGAGCCATCGAGGGAACGAATGAATTCACTGCTTTGGAAGAGGCCATCGCCGCAGCAAACGCAGCAACCCAAAATGCCAACAATGCAGCGAGCGCGGCGGAGCAAACTGCGAATCAGCTCCAGACGAATTACCAGCAGGCTACAGAGCAAGCCCAGCAGGACTTTGAGACTGCAACCGAAGCCGCACAGGCAGCATATCAAGCAGCCACAAAAATCAACCTTAAGCTCAATGATAGTGGGGTATTGGTTGATGGAGATGGGGCAGAAGTGAGCCCGCAAATCAATGGGTCGCTAGTGGTATCTCAAAATATAACAGCTTCAGGCATTCTTTCTGCCGCTAATATAGATTATCAATGTGTATCATCTGCCGACTATATTTTTGGCCATATATCTGGAAGTGATTCAGTAGCCGGATATGGTAATTTTTCCGCCCTACGATTCGGGAACCTGGTAAAAATTGATTTTGGAATATATATAGGGATTAGCGGTACATCAAGCACTGACTTTAACTACGGCCTATTAGCGAGCGCAATAAGTTACGCGCTTGGAAAAACTGTTACTCCAATTCCGCAGCGATTCCCTGTGACATATTTCCGGGGGGAAAATCTCAATGCCAATGCCACCCTATTTTGCGCGTATATGTTAGGCAATAACGTTGGAGTTTGGCAGCCTGGCCGGATCTACACGGAAAATGGAGATGCTGGAATATGGCCCCCATCCATCTTCCAAGAAGGGGATCGGATCGTTGGAACCGTATACGGTACAATATCTACTTGAGGTAGCAAAATGGATGATTATATTTCCCGCGAGGAACACAATGAATTTGTCCGGCGGATGGAAGAAGAACACCACCGGCAAAATCGCCGCATTGAATTGCTGGAAGAAGCCATCCAGCAAAACGGAAAACTGACGATAAGCGTAGAAAAGATGGCAGTATCCCTCCAAACGATGGGTGAAACGTTAGCCGCCCAGGGAGATCGCTTGGAATCCCTGGAAAAGAGGGACGGCCAGAAATGGCGCAAAATGGTTGAATACGTTGCAACTGCAATCATTGGTATTATCATCGGCTTTATTGCCTCACAGCTCGGATTGAAATGAAAGGAGATCCCATGAAACTTCCGGATAGAGCTTACAATATCCTGAAATGGGTGGTAATTATCGTATTACCTGCCCTTGCAACCCTGTATGCGGCGCTCTCCGCCGTCTGGGGCTGGCCCTATTCCCAGGAGATCACCACCAGCATTACCGCCGTGGACACCTTCCTGGGCGCGATCCTGTGCATCAGCACGGCTACTTATAATGCAAGCAAGGGGGAACAGAAATGAAAATCGCCATCGACGCGGGCCACGGCCTGCACACCAGCGGCAAGCGGTGCCTTGCCAGCATTGACCCCAATGAGACTAGGGAGTGGGCCCTGAACAGCAGGGTGGCATCCTATGTGTGCGACTTCCTGGCCGCCCAGGGTGTAAGCACCCTGCGAGTGGATGACGTCACGGGAGCAACCGATGTGCCCCTTGCAAGCCGCACCAGCGCCGCCAACAGCGCAAAAGCGGACTACTATGTGAGCATCCACCATAATGCGGGTATCAACGGCAGCAGCGGCGGCGGGCCGGTGGTGTTTGTGTACAACGGCAAACACTCCGCCGCCAGCGACGCCCTACAGGCATATATCTACAATGGCATCATCAATGCCTGTGGCAAATTCGGCAACCGGGCTGCGCCTCTGGCTGCCTCTAACCTCTATGTGCTGCGCCATACCACCATGCCCGCCGTGCTGGTGGAGTGCGGCTTCATGGACTCCACGGTGGACACTCCGCTGATCCTGTCCGACGATTTCGCCCGCAAGTGCGCCGACGGCATCGCCTGGGGCATCTGTGCCACCGCTGGGATCGCCTATAATGGCAGCTCTGCCGGCACAACCGAGCCTGTGCCCTCTGCACCCAGTGCCGGGGCTGATACCGATGCAGAGGCAGAGACCGACATTCCCACCGGTTACCCCGCCCAGTTCCAGCGGTGGCTCAACGAGGGCTACGGCGCTGGGCTGGATGTGGACGGCCTATGGGGACCCAAGACCAAGGCCGGGGCAATCCGCGCACTTCAGACTGAGCTCAACGCCCAGTTCGGCGCGGGCCTGAGCGTGGACGGCATCTGGGGAAGCAAGACCAAGGCGGCCTGCGTCAACGTTCGCCAGGGCGCCCGGGGCAACCTGACCCGGATCATCCAGGGCACCCTTTACTGTCTGGGCTACGACCCCAAGGGCTTCGACGGCATCTTCGGCTCCGGCTGCGTCGCCGCTGTGAAATCCTATCAGCGCAACAAGGGGCTGTCTGCCGACGGAATTGTGGGAAAGAACACCTGGGCCGCAATGCTCGGGTGATCTAATCGGTGCGGCCTCTGCATGGCCGTTTCCTCCTTCCTCCCCACCCCGTTATAGCTTCCCCCTCCTTCGGGAGGGGGAATTTTTTTGTATTTTTCGCTTGACAATATGCTAATATTAGCGTATAATATAATCAGCAAGAGGGAAACAACCACCAAGCTGGTCAAGGAGGAACGCAAAATGAAATGGACTGACATCATGTGCTACGCCCCGATCAACGACACCGACCCCGAGAAAGTGCGGGAGATCGCTGAGAGCATCAAGGCCAACGGATGGCAGGGCGCTCCTATCCTGGTCGTCGAAGGCCACGGCCAGCTGGTGACCGGCTCCCACCGCATGGCGGCGCTGAACCTCATCCAGGATGAGACCTGGATGGACCTGGACGAGCTGGGCGAAATCGCCGAGACTGTCGACGACATCGTCGAAGCCTGGTGCGAAGAAAACGACGCCAGCCTGGACGAGCTGCCCTATGACAACCTTGAAGCGGTCTTCGCTGGAACGTGGGTGGAAGAATACAAGAACGAAATCGTCGAATGGTGACAATCTAAGGGGTGAGAGACCAATGAGACGCAAATATAGAGATTGTATTCGGGCTGATGGCGACTGTACCTCTTGTGCTCTTGTAAATTATGGGCGCGACTGCCGCAACAGAAAGATCACAAAAATTGAGTGGTACAGACGGGCGGCCGGAATGGAGCAAAAAGAGTTAGCATCTATATCTGGCGTCAACCTACGGCAGATACAGAGGGTAGAGCTAGGCGAGGCGGAGGCTGGCAACCTAACTGCAAAAAACCTGATTGCCATTGCTGATGCCCTCGGGGTAGATCCAAGGGATTTGATTTAATTAGGGCGATGGCACAAAGGAGGGCACATGAAAAATCATGTGCCCTCCTTTTGTTTGTACTTATGTTCTCTTTGGCGTACTAACATGTATATAAGTACAAACGTCAGGAACAAAAAATAACCACCGGATCAGTGCCCGGGGAAATAATGATTTTTCGGACGGTACGGAGCCAGAATGCCCTCTGCCCTTCCCGGCTTAAATCGTCGTACATCTCGCGCCAATTTTGCGGCAGGAGAGATTCCAGTTGCTCCACCTTCTCCGGGGCTGGCAACGCCTGAATCTGCGTGGTAATATCATCCCGCCGTGCTAAATAGTCATTGTGGGAAATGTCCCCATCAATATACAGCTGTTTAATGCGCTCTAGCTTTCTGCCTAGGGCTTCTTTTTTTTGCCAGGTGGGGGAATCCGTCCCCGCCGCCTTTGCAAGGGAAATCCGATCCGCTAACAGGGTGTCCAGCTTGTCAAGGAGCCACGCCTCTAATTTGCGCTCATTGGCGTAGCCCCGGGCCTCCCGGGAACAACCGTCGTGGAGCAAGTAGGTGGAACAGGTGTATGTCTGTGTTGCTTTGGTGGTACGCCCGCCCATCCGCCCACCGCAACCTCCGCAAACAAGCAGGCCGCTAAACAGGTAGACACGATGTTTTGCGGGCCGTCTGGCATACATTGCAAGCCGCTGTTGGATGGTGTCGTATTCCGCCGGGGTGATATAGGCAGGGACGGAGATTCCCCGGACAGCCCCGGAATAGAACCGATTGTGGAGGGCTTGCGTGGCCTGGGTGCGCGATATGAACAGGCCGTGCTCCCTCGCCACCTCCCTTGCCCGGCTGACATTGCCGGAAGATAGGTAGGCGGCGAAGAACGATTCTACCCCGTCCCGCTTGCTATCGTCAATAATGACACGTTTGCCGTCTCGCTTGTATCCGACTGGCAGCCTCTGGGCAACCTCGCCCTTTGCCCATCGGTATTCGATGGACTGTTTAATGCGCTCCCCCGTCCGGTCAGCTTCATCCTGAGCCACGCTCAGCATAATATTGACTTTAAGCCGCCCCGAGGCGGTCTGCGTCTCGTAATCCTCCCAGATCGCCCGCCACTGGACGCCATTCTCGTCCAAGACCCGCTGAATTTCGTAATAGTCCCCCACGTTGCGGAACCAACGGTCTAATTTGGTGAAAATGATTAGATCAACCCGCTTTGCCTTTACATCTTCCAGCAGCCGCAGGAGGGCCGGGCGTTTGGTGTAGCGGGAACGGGCAGAAATTCCAGCATCATTATAGCAGCCTACATATACTCCGTTTTTCTCCCCCCACTCTTTTAGCGCATCCTCCTGGGCGTGGATGGAGACGCCGTGCATTTTTTGCTCTTGTGTTGATACTCTCGCATATCCGGCTATTTTCATAATTTCACCCCACTTTGAAAATAAACAAACAAAAGCTAAGAAAATCTAAATTCCGACTTTCGATTTTGCTTAATATTTATGTTCCTTCTTATGATTTATCCCCCCGGGTATTCCGGGGGGATAAATTTTAATCCATCGTAATGGACCAATCGCCTTCAGCGGTGATAACCAAAATCATAGGGTCTCCAGACAGCATAACTGTACCAGAATAAGGCTCTGCTTCATTTACAAGCAGGGAGTTTCCAGACGAACCATAGGATACCACGCCAAAATATGCGCCGTTTTCGTTTCCTGTGATGGTCGCGGTGGATCCGTAAGAGGTGACATATATAACGCCGTCTCCGGCCCCGGTTACTGTTTCTCCCTGGTCGATCATAGGGACAGTGTAGATTGAGGCAAGCTCCACCGACCAATCGCCCGTAGCCTGAATTTCGAGTGTCACTGCCGACATAGATGTATCAATCACGGTTCCGCTATATGGGGTGGTCGTATTTACAAAAAGATCAACCACGTTCCCGCTTGCGTCGTAGCCTGTGACCCCGAAATAGTCGCTGCCTGCATTCCCGTTGATCTTAAAGACATAAACGCCGGAAAGCGGGGTGATTTCGATTACAGAGTCCCCGGATCCTGTATAGACCTCTGACTGCGGAACTTCTGGCCCAATCCAAGCCGCCTCTACTGCCGCCGGATCCGCCGCCAAGTCGTGCTGCTCGGCGGTGGCCACTATGGTGCCGTAGTTACAGCAGAAAAATAGCGCGGCACCGAATTCCCTGTTTTCGATCTGGGATATAGATGATAAAACGGACTGAATGGCGGCGGAGCAGGACGGCGCATCGGAAAAATCCGTAGAGTCAAGATAAATGACGGCTGCGGGCTGATCCGACCAGTCCACGCTCATAGCATCTACCTCAAACATGTGCCCGCGATAGTCCGCGGGTATTACGGGATCCACCTGGGCGATAATAACCTGCCGCTGCTCCTCCGAAAGCTGCTCTGCGTCTCCGCTTACCGTGCCGTCTGGTTGTGAGGTGTCCACGTCTCCGGAACTGGTTGCCCCGGATCCGTCTGGACCTTCTGGGGCCTCCGGAAGCGATGATGCCCAGACTCCAATACAAAAAAAGGCAAAAATCGCAACCAGTACCCAGAACCACCATCGCTTATAAAACCGCTTTTTGCGCTTCCTTCTTTTAATTGGTTTCTTCTGGCTTTCCGGGGGAAGCTGCGCCCCGCATGTCGGGCAAAATTTTGACCCAGGGGCTACGTCATTTTTGCATCTCGGGCAAATCATAGACTCTCTCCTTAATTCCGAAAATTATTTTTTACACGTGTAAAGGATTAAAACCAATGCGTAAAACCGACGGCCAGCCCTTCAATATGGATTTCGTCCGTGGCGGCCCTGCTGCAAATGATGGACTCATAGGCGGCATTTTCTGGACGCAACTCCAGATAGTTCGGATGGAGATAAAGCCGCTTTAGGGTCGCTTCTGTCCCAATTCTGACCGCTGCTATTTGCCCAGTGTCAACCGTCTCTTGTTTGCGTATATACACAATATCGCCGTCGTTGATACCGGCGCCAATCATACTGTCTCCTTTGCAACGGAGGCAGAAATCACATCGGATATTTTCCGGAACCTCTATATAGTCCTCTATGTTTTGCTCCGCCGTGATTGGCTCACCACACGCAATGCTCCCAACCAGCGGCCGTTTCACGGTTTTTGGTAGAGGTTCAAAGCCATCTGGAATATTTTCGGACGGAGTATTCCATCCCATAATCCAGCCTGGGGATACATGAAGGGCATCTGCAAGCGCTTCTATTTTGTTTGATGGAATATTTGAAATAATTCCATTTTCATATTTATACAGGGTTTGCTTCGACTCTCCTATCAAATCCGCAAGAGCCGTTTGAGATAGTCCAAGCTGCTCACGCCTTTGCCGGATACGATCCCCCTTTTTCATAGTAATACCTCCATTCCATACTCTACATATAGAATAGCACAAAAAAGTAACTTGTCAAGAAAAAAATATCTTGACAAGTTACAAAAGTGGGTATATACTAGGGGTAACTTAAAAAGTTACGGAGGTGAAATGATGATCCAGATCGAAAAGCTGCGCGGAATTATCGCTCAGCGCGGTATGTCGCAGAGCGATGTGGCAAAAGCCATTGGAATTTCCCCTAAGACATTTTATTGCAAGATGAAAAAGGGAGTGTTTGGTAGCGATGAGATAGATGCTATCATCGATGTGCTCAGAATCGATAGCCCGGAAGGAATTTTTTATACCCGAAAGTAACTTGTTAAGTTATTTCTGGTAAGGAGGACGACCAAAATGAAGATCAGGAACAGTGAGTTCCATGTCGGTGAGAAATACCGATTGGACATCGGCGGCCAACTGCTGGAGATCACTTACATCCGGCCCCGAAAATATCCCCACGGTGTGCGGGATGCAATCGGCCTCCGGGACTGTGAAACCGGCAAAGTGTATGAGCAGGACTACGGATGGTGCCGGTATCTGATGATGGAGCGAGTGGAGGGGGCGGACTGATGGAAACAAAGGCCCCTGATCCTCGCAAGATCATGGAGATACTAGCTGAACTCTGGTATGCAGAGCACGGCTACAACGTAAAGTGCACCTATGAGTTCAAGGGGGGTGATACCGATGGTGAGTAAAAAGGAACGCGCCCGCCCCTGCTGACACAGAGACGAGCGCTAATCAAGATGACTGTGTACATTATACAACGCGTGGAAAGGAAAATCAAGATGACACAAGAAAAACTGAACGAAGTGCTGAAAGAGCACGCAAAGTGGCTGAGGACTAGATTTTCTAGCAAGCAAGAGGGGCACTGGGCCGACCTGAGCTGGGCCAACCTGCGCGGGGCCGACCTGAGCGGGGCCGACCTGCGCGGGGCCGACCTGAGCGGGGCCGACCTGAGCGGGGCCAACCTGCGCGGGGCCGACCTGCGCGGGGCCGACCTGCGCGGGCCCAACCTGAGCGGGGCCGACCTGCGCTGGGCCGACCTGAGCGGGGCCGACCTGCGCGGGGCCGACCTGCGCGGGGCCGACCTGCGCTGGGCCGACCTGAGCGGGGCCGACCTGCGCGGGGCCGACCTGAGCGGGGCCAAAGCTATTCCGCATGTTCCGATCGTTTGCCCGACACATGGCGAGTTCATCGGATGGAAAAAGGCCAGAGCTTTTAATGGGCGCCCTGTTCTCGTTCAGCTCCGCATCCCTGAGCAAGCGAAGCGCACTTCTGCAACCGGACGAAAGTGCCGATGTGACAAAGCCATTGTGGTCGGCATTGAGTACATGGACGGCTCAACATGCAAAAAAGCGTATAGCAGCTATGATAGCAAGTTTGAGTATGAGCGCGGAAAAGAAGTATCTGTCCCAGATTTCTGTGAAGATCGCTTCCAAGAATGCGCCGCCGGAATCCATTTCTTCGTGGACAAGCAGGAGGCTATTGACTATGAGATATGATCTTGCGGCGGCCTACATCCTAGGGATGGGCCTTATCATGTGGGGCTGGGGCTGCTTTATCACCGTCCCGTGCCTTGGGTATGCCATCGCGGGATTGGCTGGGCTGGCAATCTGCGGCGTTATTCTCTGGGGGCGGTGGATATGAACCGCATCAAAGAGCGCCGGGAAGCGTTGGGCATTACTCAGCCAATCCTGGCAAGGCTGCTTGGACAAGCTGGAATTGATCTCCATGTTTCCATGCTGTCCCGCTTTGAAAGAGGGCGATGCAATCCTACACCCAAACAGGCCGATGCAATTTCGGATGCCTTGCAAGCCTCCCTATTGGAGCTATATGATCGGGCCGACCTGGAATATCACCTGGACAAGCCGAAGCAACAAGAGCATCGAAAGGCCCCTTTCAGAGTGGCTGGAAGATTATCTGAGGGCGAACGGAAATCCCTGGAACACGCAATGCAGATCATGGGGCACGATACAATGCAGGATGCTATTCGCGCCATGGTGCGGGCATACATCCGAACAGCGAAAAGGAGGGAAAAGCGGTGTACATCTGCAAAGAGTGCGGAGGAACCTTCGACGAACCGAATGTGATCCCGGAATTTCACCCGGCTGGCGATGGATTTGTCCGGGAGGATTTCGGATATTGCCCGCATTGTGGATGCGCAGAATTTGAGACGGCCTATCCATGCCAGAGATGCGGGGAGCCGGTGGCGGATTCGGATTATCTCTTCCACCTCTGCAAGGCGTGCGAGAATGAGGCGTTGAGCGGCCTACAGGAATACTTGGACGGCCTGGATGATAACCAACTGGATTACCTCAACTGGCGATATGACGGAGAAGCATTTGAAAGGAGCAAGGCTGAATGAGTAGCGCATTTGAGGCATTAAAGGCTGTTGATGTGGGGAGCCACATTGAGAAAAAAGGGAATCTATCCTATTTATCCTGGGCCTGGGCCTGGAGCGAGCTAAAAAGCCGGTACCCGGACAGCTATTATACCATCTATGAAAATGCCCAGGGCTGGTGCTATCACACGGACGGGAATACAGCCTGGGTGAAAACTGGGGTTACCCTCGTGGATGGGGAAAAGACGCTGGAGCACATCGAGTATTTGCCCATCATGGATTATAGCAACAGGGCAATACCGCTTGCCAAGATTACATCCTTCGACGTAAACAAGGCTATTCAGCGCAGCCTGACGAAGGCCGTTGCCCGGCATGGGCTTGGCTTATATATCTACGCCGGAGAGGATTTGCCGGAGGAACCGAAAGAGCATCGCCAAGAGAAAGCACACAGTGCTCTCGATCTTGGGGAAATCCCATGCGAGGTATGCGGAAAGATTATTACTCCTGTTGCGGTCGATGGCAAAGAGTTCGGCGTCTGGGCTATCTTGCAGAGCGGCAGGAAAACTTGCGGGAAAAAACTGTGTTATTCCTGCCTGAAAGCTGAGGTTGCGCGGCAAAAGGCGATAAAGTCTCTGTCCGATGAAGCGTGATGTGACAAAGGAGGGCATGGCTTGCGGGGTCATGGGCGGAAAGCCCATCCTGCAAGTTACCATCCCAAATCCCGGGGAGATCATAGACTTTATGCAGCCGGGGAAAACCTATGAGCTGACGATCAAACTAAAGCGGCAGAAGCGAAGCCTAAACGCAAATGCCTATTACTGGGAGCTAGTCGGCAAACTGGCAAATGCATTGATGATCCGGCCTCAAGAGATATACAAGGCTCATATTTCAGGGCTTGGCACCTATTATACGATTGAAATGCCGGAGGAGGCTGTGCCTCGATTCGCCAAGGACTGGAATTCTGCGCATTATGGCCGATTTATTGATACCAGGGAGGCCCGTTCTCCTGGGCAAATTATTGTGTTGGCCTACTATGGCTCCAGCGATTTTAACGGCAAAGAAATGAGTGCCCTTATAGATCAAGCGATCCAAGATTGCCACGCTATGGGCATTGAGACTAGGCCACAGGAGGAGGTGGACGCGCTGCTTGCGCAATGGGATGCACAAACAGACGAGAGCAACTAGGATTCGGGCCAAAGTTAAGGAGGCCGTATGGCTGCGGGATCATCAGCGCTGTATTATCTGCGGGAATCATAATGCATCCCCGAATGCTCATTATATCCCAAGGTCACGAGGCGGCCTTGGGATTGAGCAAAATATAATCACGTTATGCGCCGTTTGCCATCGGCTCTACGATCAGAGCGAAATGCGCCCGGCAATCGGGGCGCAGATTTGGGACTATCTTACATTTCACTATCCCGGCCTCACCAGAGACCGGCTGGTGTATCAAAAAGGAGGAAACAATGCTTAATCATATTACCATAATGGGGCGGCTGACCCGTGATCCTGAGCTTCGCCACACCAGTTCCGGAACGCCCGTTGCCTCATTTTCCCTGGCGGTCGAGCGGGATTTCAGGGGCAAGTCCAGTGGAGAGCGCGTCACCGACTTTATCGACGTTGTCGCGTGGCGGCATACCGCTGAGTTTGTATCCAGCTATTTCGCCAAAGGCCGCATGGCTGTAGTAGAGGGTCGGCTCCAGATCAGAGATTGGCAGGACAGGGACGGCAACAAGCGCAGAAGCGCCGAGGTGGTGGCCGATAACGTCTATTTCGGCGATTCCAGGAGTTTCGAAAAAGAGGTTTCCCCCCAAGAGTTTGTCGAGCTGGACGAGGATGACAGCGAGCTTCCGTTTTAAGGAGGCTAGACATGGCGATGAATTATACACCCATCCCAAACGACTTCCTGGAGGAAATGAGTGAGCTCACAGACGCGGAGTATGGTCGGCTGATACGGTGGTGCCAAACATACATCACCACCGGGGAGCAGATAGAACTCCGTGGGAACGAGAAGTATCATTTAGTCCGGTGTCGGATGCAGATGGACAGATATACATCCCATTACGCTGAGGTATCCAGAAAGCGCTCCGCCGCAGGCAAAAAAGGCGGAGAAGCAAATGCTAGCAAATGCAAGCAAACGGAAGCAAGCGGAGGCAAACGGAAGGAAACCAAAACCAAAACCAAAACCGAATATGTTGTTTCTGACGAAACAACAATAGCGCCGTCTCCGACAGCGCCGTCGTTGTCGGAGATAGAGAAGTTTTGTTTGGATCAGGGGAGCACCTCTGTGGCTGCTGCCGAGTTCTATTCCCAGTATTCCCGGAATGGATGGCAAGCCAATGGAAAGCCCATCGAAAACTGGCGGGGCCTGCTGACAAACTATCTACGCTCTGGAGGCGGACAGAGAGGACAAGGAGTAGCATCTACTTCACCCAATGGCATGACAGAGGCCAGAAAGAATTTTGCTCGTCTACAGCGCATTTTGGGGCAGAATGGAGTAACACCGACTGTCCCTCCAAATGCCAAAAAAAACGCTGAGTGGATGCGGAGGACATTGGAGGCAGAAGAATGAAAGTGGAGCAGAGCTTTTCCATCCTTGGGCGACTTGCAGGAAGCAACGAGGTTATTGATGCCAATCGTTCCGGGCCGTATGTCGGGGCGCGGCTTGTGGAACTGGAAATTGCCCGGTGCCGATGGGCGATTAGTAAGGCAGCACTCACACCAATGCTGGCGCCTGTAGCGGTGGAGATCAGATTCTTTGAGCCGAACCGCCGCAGAGACCCAGGGAACGTATTTTACGGGGACAAATTCATCCTCGATGCCTTACAGCGCGAGGGAATACTTGGGAACGACAATCAAAAATGGCTCAAAGGGCCGGAGCCTATACGGAAACTGCTCTACATAGATCAGGCCAATCCAAGAGTCGAAGTGACACTGAGGGAGGTGGATTGATGGACGATGCCGAATATATCTTCCTGGCAGATTTCCGGGAGAAAAAGAACATTGCGCACAGCACATATCACCGAAAGGGAGGATCAAAGAGCTGCCGGTGTACGCTTCCGCATGAAAAAATGACAAAGGGGGAATTAAAACGCATGAGTGGGCCGGTGAAAGAGTGGCAGATGGATAAATTTTATAGCTGGAGTGATTTCAAAGCGATGCCGGATGATCTAAAGGTGGAATACCTTAATGGGATTACAGATCGTTTTGGCGTCGGGCTAAATGCGGTGGCTAAATATGTATTTGGAGTATCTTTTTCCACGCTGATTTACCAGCTACAGATTCGAGACATTGCACGAAAAGTTCACAAAGGAACATGGGGCGGCAATGGGGGGGGGAAGCCGCCGCCAAAAAAGTAAACGCCTTAAAACAAGCTGTTTCAGCTGAAGATAGGGCGTTGGCAGCACAGCCTGAGTCGCCGAATCAAGAAAGGAAAATCGCGCCCCCGCGACCTCCGTACAAAACCATCAAGGAGCTGTCTTTCCTGATGGACGGGTTCGACGGGCTGCTGCTTGATACCATCAGGGTAATGGTGGCAGATCGTCCCTGTGATATTGAGATCAAGGTGACGATTCGATGATCGAAACATATCGCTGGCCCCAAAAGGAGCCTAGGCCATGCGGCCGCCCACCTGTCCCGGAGTGCCAGCATGATGATTGTTTCAGCTGCCCCTACCCGGACTGCATCGCCAGTGAGCGCCGGGTGGCGGAGCTGTCCAGGTTGGAGGCAAAGGAGGCAGATACCAATGGGTGATCTTACCCATCTCTCTCTATTCTTGGGTATTGGCGGGCTTGATCTGGCCGCCGAAATGGCCGGATTCCGGACAGTCGGGCAATGTGAGTGGGCGGACTACCCCACAAAGGTGCTGGAAAAGCACTGGCCGGATGTGCCGAGATGGAGAGATATACGGACGTTGACAGGAGAGAGTTTCTATGAGAGGACTGGACTGCGAACAGTTGACGTTATTTCCGGCGGATTCCCATGTCAGCCATTCAGTGTTGCCGGGAAGCGAAGAGGCAAGGAAGATGACCGTTACCTCTGGCCGGAAATGCTTAGAGTTATATCACAAATCAGGCCCGCTTGGGTCGTTGGTGAGAATGTTGCTGGGATCGTCAACATGGCGCTCGACCAGGTGTACGCTGACCTGGAAAACGAAGGTTACACCGTCCAAGCGCTTATTATTCCGGCTTGTGCCGTCGACGCCCCGCACAGAAGAGACAGGTGCGCTATTGTGGCCCACGCCAACGACAGACAGTGCGTCTCAGAGGACGAAGCAATACAAGCAGGGTGGGTTGCCGCTTGCGATGGCAGCCGCGATGTGGCCTACCCCGAAAGCATCGGACTACAAAGGAAGCGGCCCTGCTGGGAGCAAGTCAGCGGAGCACGATCTGAAAAGGCACAATCTGAAAGGCATGGTGATGTTTTATCCTACGCGCCGGAATATGTCACAGGGGAATGGTGGCCAGCTGAACCCAACGTGGGTCGAGTGGCTCATGGGATTCCCAATCGGGTGGACAGACTTAAATGCCTCGGAAACGCCGTAGTGCCCCAGCAGTTTTATCCGATATTTCAAGCCATAGCTGAAATTGAAAGGAGTGATCTGGATGGATGATATCAAGCGTGCCCTCCTTGGCGATCACGAGGCGGCGAAGCGGCTGACGGATGCGGGGGTGCTGCTGCCGTGCCCGTGGTGTGGAAAAACCCCAACTGAAGATGATTTGTATTACAGGTGGGGAAAGTATAGCTTTTTCCACGACTGCAAAAAGGCAGGCCCGATGCGCGTTGAGGGAAAGACCAGATTTGATGTGTGCCTTGCGTGGAACACCCGCGCCCCTATCCTAAGCGCGGAGGAGATGGAGATGCTGGAGGGGATGGATGAAACTTATTTTTGAAGTCCCGGATACAATCAAAGCGGCGTCATTGACTGTCCTATTTGACGATCGAAAAGGCCTAGCAATGGGTAGCATTACCTGTGATACGCCCCAGTGCAGAAGCGGGGAACCTATCAAATTTGATAAGACGGTAACCGAAAAGAAGGAGGCCCAGCCATGAGTATAACACGAGACGAGGCAATTCAGCAGTTAAAGAGCCTGCGGGCGCACTGTGATTCGATGTGCACGGGGGAACTCGATAGTGAAGAGATTTGGGACAAGGATGTTGATGCCATTGATATCGCCCTGGACGCTCTTGAGGAACAACAGATCGCTGAGTGGATTGAGGATGGTTACGGCTATTACCGCTGTTCCGCTTGTGGCTGGGAATGGGATGACAGGGAGACTGTTACGCCGTACTGCCCCCACTGCGGAGCTCATATGGAGGGCGAAGAATGAGCATGACGCGGGAAGAAGCGATTGCAAACCGTGAGGACTGCCTGAAATATCTGGAAGGATGTGGGCCAATGGCAACGCCTGAATGTGTGGAGGCCGTTCGCTGGTCGGTCAACGCGCTGAAAGCCCTCCGCCCCGTCAGCCGGTGGCAGGTGGAGCAGGTGTGGAGGGGAGAGTGGAAAATCATCACTACACACAACGGATGCACTCCAGACCAAGACTGTGTGTGCTCAAGGTGCGGAGCAAGCGGGATTCCAAATAAAGCATTTTGTGATTCCTGCGGCGCACCCATGACGGACGAGGCCGTGGACATCCTGCTCGGGAGATTGGAGGCGCTGAAAGATGGCAGTACGACCGATTGACGCAAGCCGTTTTGGGGAAATTCTTGAGCAATGGAAGAAAGACTGCTTGCAAGATAACGACACACAAGGCGCAGATATTATCTCTGATGTGATACTCCAACTGGATGATATGCCCACCCTCACCCCGCCGAACGAGTGGGTGAGCGTGGAGGATGCCATGCCGCCAGAGCATGAGCCAGTTCTGTGTATCGTGAACGGGAAGCCGAAGGCGAACATTACCTTGGAGGAAGCATACCAGCTAGGCTCGTGGAATAGGGCTGACGGCTGGATCATCGATGAATACTTGGACTGGGAAGACGCGGATGTGTCGTGGTGGAGAAAATTACCAGAGCCGCCTGACCGCCGCCCGCCGGAGGGAGAGGCTGATGCTTGAAGTATGTCCTATCACGCTAAAGGAAGCCAATGCGTTCGTAGAACAGCATCACCGCCACCACAAGCCTGTTGTCGGCCACAAGTTTTCTATCGGGGCGACGGACGGGGAGAAAATCGTGGGCGTCGCCATTGTAGGGAGGCCGGTGAGCCGGTATCTGGATGACGGCTGGACATTAGAGGTCACCCGACTCTGCACGGATGGAACCAGAAACGCTTGCAGCATGCTCTATGCAGCGGCTTGGAGGGCAGCGCGGGCAATGGGCTACCACAAACTCGTTACTTACATCCTGGAGAGCGAGGACGGGGCCAGTGTTAAGGCCGCCGGGTGGAAATGCGTAGGGCAGGCCGGGGGGTTGCGCTGGACGGGAAAGCGGAGGCCGGAAGTAGACTTGTACCCAGCCCAAATGAAACTGAAATTTGAAATTACAGATAAGAAGGAGGCGGTGGACGGTGAGTAAACATAACTGTGAGAATTGCACCCATAAAGTAGTCTGCGCTCTATGGGAAATACAAAATGAACTCTGTGACAGTGAATGTACGCATTATCAGCCCACCCTCACCCCGCCGAACGAGTGGGTGAGCGTGGAGGAGGGGTTGCCGGAACCGGGGGAACGAGTGCTTGCTACAGACTGCGGATTTGTTGGCGAGTTCTATATCAATGAGCGTGGCCAGTGGCAGCGGTATAACGTAAATTGCCATGCGTTGCTTATGGCGCTGGATATTTTGTATTGGATGCCCCTTCCCACACCGCCTGACCGCCGCCCGCCGGAGGAAAAGGAGGCCCATCCATGACGCGGGAAGAAGCGATTGCGCTGCTGAATGATCAGTATGAAACTTGCAAACGTATCTATGATTGCAGTGCCGACCAGAGAAAGAGCTATCCAAATGTACCGCAATTTATGGAGGCTCTTGGCATTGCCTTCTCCGCCCTCCGCCCCGTCAGCCGGGAGCAGGTGGAGAAGGTGTGGAGGGGGTGCGAGAAGTGTAATGGTGCCGGGGAATACAGCAGATATGCTGAAAATCTGACCAAAATATTGCTCGCAAAGTATTGTCCCCATTGTGGTCGCCCGCTGACGGACGAGGCCGTGGATATGGTGATGGAGAGATTGGAGGCGATGCAGGATGAAGCAGAAACCGTTTGAGCTGATGCGGCTTTATTTTGGAGAAAAAGACGAGTGCTGTGGTACATGCTGCAATCTGCGGGAATTTCGATACAACTCAAAGAAGGTGCGAAAGTGCATTGCCTATGGTGGTTTGCACAGCCAAAAGGCCGACTGGGCAAAGCGGTGGCCAGCCTGCGGCTTATATGGCAAGGCGGTGCCGCAGCAGATGATCTCGGACACCGCGAAGCAGTTTTTTTCTAGAATCGGAATCCGATACGATGACTGGGAATTCCAGGTAGACGGACAGATTAGTATGGAGGCGATGCAAAATGATTAAAGCGGATGAATTAGCTAAGAAATTGCGGAAACAACGCTGCCATCATTGTGAGGACGGTAGAAGTTTTGACGGACAACTTATTTTATGCGGGAATAAAGGTCTTTTCTCCTTGCATTTTTGTCCGGGATGTGGAGCGCCACTTACTGACAATGGGGAAGAAATTTTAGTGGGAAGATTGAGGGAGGCGCTGAAAGATGGCAAGGGCGATTGATGGAGACGAACTGCTGGGCATTGAGCGATTGCTCGACACCGATGTAATACGGAAAAGCAAAACTGCTTCATGGCTGTTAGACCAAGTGCTGCATGATATACAGGCGATGCCCACCCTCGCCCTTCCGGACGAGCCGCTGACGCCGGAGCAGCTGCGGGAGATGAACGGGCAGCCGGTATGGATAAAACAGCTGAAAGGCTTATCTGTATGTGATACAGATTGGGCGGTCGTGGAGTTTCGGCTTGCGCCGGATGTGAAACATGACAAAATTCGTGTCTGGTGGCCAGGAAGCGAGGATGAGGATACGCCAAGCGAAGATGACTACGGGAAAACCTGGCTGGCCTACCGCCGCCCGCCGGAGGGAGAGGGGGAACCTAATGGATACGAAAGAGCGGAGGAAAAACATGAAAACAAGGGCTAATTGTGCTTTTGGCGGCTGTGGTAAGGTGGATTCCAAAGGCGCCATGTGCAAACACTGCGGATTCGATGCGACACAGCGCCGGATCAGGATGGCAATTATCAAGCAGAGAGGATTATCCCGTGATCCGGCAACTGGATTGTGTAAGCTGGTATTTAGGGGGCAATACAAGTGACAAACCAGGAGAAAAAAGAATTCCTCCAGCAGTACCGGCTTGCAGAAATGGAGGAGCAGCGGTTGGAGCATGAGATTGAGCGCTGGCGCTCCCGTGCCGAAAAGGTGACTCCAGGGTATAGCAAGGCACCGGCCGGCGGCGGTGATGGGAGGAGCCTGGAGCACACCCTGGAGCACCTTGGAGAGTTGGCCCAGGAGCTGACCGACCAGCGGGACAAGCTGATCCGGCTCCGCCGGGAGATCGGGGCGGCCATCGACACCGTGCCGGACACCAGGCTCCGGGAACTGCTGCGGCTGCGCTACATTGAGGGGATGACGTGGGAAAGGGTCGCTGTCCAGATGGGCTATAGCTATATGCAGGTTTGCCGCCTGCATGGCAAAGCGCTGACTCAGGTGAAGATGTGATAGAATGTTATAGTCATCCTGTGCTATTCTGTAAAAAAGCAAATTGGGCCAGCCGGGCAATATACCTGGCTGGCCCTTGTATTTGATGGAGTAAGATAAGAATGGATTGCCCCTCGGGGGCGGGATTGTCCGTTGCGATCTTCGATCAGGCAGGGGTGGGGCCATGCAACGGAAAAGAGAGGCAAAATGAAAAGCAAAACCTACGAGGAATTTGTGAAAAAATTTAAACCGAAACGGACGACCGATGACTGCTTTACGCCTCCTCTGATCTACGAAACCGTGCGCGACTGGGCCTGCGCTGAGTATGGCATAGACCCAGCCAAGATTGTCCGGCCATTTTGGCCCGGCGGCGATTACAAGACCTTTGATTATCCAGAGGGCTGCACCGTGCTGGACAATCCGCCGTTCTCGATTTTGGCCAAAATCTGCGCGTACTATCTTGAGCGCAATATTCCGTTTTTCCTGTTCGCCCCTAGCTTGACGGCATTTTCTGGAAAAAGTGTGTGTATGCGGATGAATCACATCATCTGCGACGCGGACATTGAGTATGAGAACGGGGCCATTGTACATACGGCGTTTGTCACCAGCTACGGCGGCGATGAAGTCGCAAGGACAGCCCCAAAGCTTCACAAAAAGATTGAAGCCGCCATGAAAACCATTCGAGCGTCCAAAAAGGCGGAATTTCCTAAATACGAGTACCCGGATCATGTCGTGACCGCTGCGCTCTTGCAGCGTTACTCCAAGTACGGCATAGACTTCCGTATTCGGCGGCGCGATGCGGTGCATATTACTGAGCTCGATGAGCAACGAGCACACAGAAAACAAATTTTCGGCGGTGGGCTACTCTTATCTGATTTAAAGGCGTCTGAAAAAGCAGCGGCAGAGAGGGCAGCGGCAGAGAGGGCAGCGGCAGAGAGGGCAGCGGCAGAGAGGGCAGTCGCAGAGAGGGCAGCGGCGATTCGCTGGAGTCTTTCAGCGCGTGAAAAAGCCATTATAGATGGGCTTGGATAATGGAAGCTCTGGAACAACTCATCGAAGAGGGCCGGGAGGTTGTCTGGTATAACTCTGCCGCCTGGAAAGCTATGCGGAATCAAGTGCTCAGGTATGACCACTATGAGTGCCAAGAGTGCAAGAAGAGGGGACGATACAGAAAGGCTGTCATCGTCCACCACATCAAGCACCTAAAAGACAGACCCGACCTTGCCTTATCTCTCTATGATCCCGACACAGGAGAGCGGCAGCTTGTCAGCCTATGCAGAGCGTGCCATGAGAAAGCGCACCCGGAGAGAGCTATACATCCAAGAGTAAGCGGGAGAAAGCCTGTCACCAAAGAGAGGTGGGACTAAACACCCCCCCCTCAAAAAACGGATTTCCAGCGCTGCCG